ATTGAAGGATCTGTGTGCTGATCTGTATGACTCTTTAGTTCGGTTTCAGGCTGCATTCTTTGAAGAGTTGCAAAACCTCCAAGCTCTAGATTTGGATCTGCCTTGTCTATTAGGTTTTGAAGTCTTGTATGCATTGCTCTTGAAAGCTCTGGCTTTGGAATATTTAAATTTTTATCATACCAGTTATAAGTTATCTCAAACTTTCCTTCTTTAACAAGACTATCTACGTCATCTGTTCCAAACTTTTCAAGACAAAATCTTTTTAAACTATTGCCATACTCAACTGACCAATCTTCTTCTGGAGTGTCCCTAATTATTGATAGGATCTCTTCTAGCTCTTCTTTTAGCAAAAAGTTCTCTACCATAAGGACTTCGCCCACAACTATGCTAGTGCTGAAGCCAGCTGCGTTTAGCTCATCTTGTAAAAATACGCTCATTCTATCAATCACCTACCTTATATTTATTTCCATTAGAGTCTATTTTATACCCTTGTTTTAATAAATCTTGCCACTCTGCTCTTTCAATTTCTTGCTTTGCTCTTGTTTCTTTCATTTCTGCTGCCCAAGCATCTCTTAGTTCTTGAGGGTAGTCAGACTCTTGTCTGTCATCCCAGAAAGATCCTATGGTGTATCTTACTCCACTTTCTATTAATGACACTTCATGCATATTGTTAAATCCACCGTCAAATACGGCAAGCATGCCAACCTGTGGCTTAATCTCTATGTTTTGATCTGGGAATCTTAGTAGGCCACCCTCAAAGTCATCATTTAAATAAAGGAATCCAGCATATCTACTTCTAGTAAATGCTCCAGAATTTCCCTTTTCATCTGTATTATCAGAGTGAAGACGAGCATAGGCTCCTGGCTCCCATTTTTGAGTATGGTAGCCAATCTTAGCAATTATATTTGGATCAAGGTCATGAACAGATGCTATTGCTTCTGGCATCATTTTTTCAATGTCTGAAAAAATTGTTGGAACAAGGTCAGCATCTAATACCTCTTGATCATTATCTTGTGGCAATACAGATGAGTATGACTCATAAAAAGATATTGGCATCCATGTAATCTTGCCGTTGTCTGCTTGGGAATCTAATGCCTTGATTATTTTTATGCAGTCTTCTTTAGTCACAAAATTTTCGTAAACTACAATATCTTTTGTAATTCTTTTTTTGTTTGCTAAACTTATGTTGCTTTGTGTCATGGCTTTCTGTCTCCTGTGTGCTCTACAATTTCCCAAAAAAATGGACAGGTAAATCTAAGACCACTTTTAATTTCTGTAACTCCATGAATATAGTTTTTATCTCCTGGAAAGAAATAAGCTGCACCCTTTTTTGGTTTAAACTGTACACCCTGTAATGGAAAATAAAGCTCTCCTCCTTCATAATCATCATTCAAGTAAAATAGGCTTGAAAGGTCATATGTAGGAAAGTCATTTGGTAATCCAGCATCTGGACCATCATGCAGTTCTTTATCAGCATGAGGATTTTGGAATTGTCCTGGTAGCCACTTAACAATAGTAGTTCCAGTTGGTATAACCTTTACCTTGTAAAACTCTTCAACAATGGGCTTTAGTCTTTCAAATAATCCAGCAATTACTGGTGCTATTGTTGGGTCATTCTTATCTAGTGTTGGTCTTGTTGCTACTCTGTCTTTCCAATAGTCTGAGTCATATACGATTGTTCCGTTTTCATTTACATGAGTTTCTGTAACATCCCAAATAGTTAAAGACTTTGCAGACTTTTCTAAAAAATCTATCTCTTCTTGAGTCATAAAGTTTTCTAGCTCAACAATCATATCTTTACTATCACCAAACCACCCAGATGGTGTCATTGATGGTTGTTTTCTAACAACGATTGGATCAGATGTAGTCATATTTAGATTATACCATTTTTTCTATTATCAAGGACACTAAGCCTTAAAGCCTTAACTTCATGTTTTCCTAGGGTTTCTCCATTTTCATTAACCGCATCTCTATACCAGTCTGTCCATTTACCAGATGAGTTGACAACTTGAGCTGCCTCTCCATATGACCTATTTGCATTCATTCTTTTTCTATCTTCATCCTTATAGTCAAGTATTTCAATAACAGAGTTATTGAGGTTTGACAAAGATATTGGGATTATGGTTGCCAATGGTGTGCCTGACTTTATTATGACATTATCATTTGCTTTTTTTGCCTTAATTGCAAGAGGGATTGGATTGTCATAAAAAGATGTGCTTATTAAAGATGACATTGTTTCAAAATCACTATTAAAATAATTAACTGGATTTATAGTAAACAAGCTAATGTCCTCATCTGTTCTAAAAATCAAACCAGTTTGCAAACTTATAGAAGACTGACCTCTGCCACCATAAGAACCTTCTGGAGCCTGCACTATTGTAATATGGTCTGAAGTCTGATCGTTAACTCCATCCCAAACAAACTCTATATCTTTATCACAAGAGATGCTCCATCCAATTACATTAGACTGTGTTACTGGAAAACATCTATATGCATGACCTTCTGATGTAGCATCCATCCAGTCTCTTTTAATAGACATAGGAGAAATATTAAACTGAGAGTCTGGAGTTTTTTCAACTGAAATATTTAACATAAATGTTAGTCCGCAACATACATTTCTGGTGTATGAAACTTTTTGTTATAGTCAAGCATTGTTACAATTGAATACTTTGTTCCAGAATGTACTGGCATTGCTTGATGTGGATACATGAAGTTAGATGGGAATATATAAAGATCTCCAGCTTGAGGCTTAATCTTTAGGTCTTGTAATCTAAAGTACAACTCTCCACCATCGTAATCATCGTTAACATATGCAACTAGTGAAACAGTGCAGTTGTAAGAAAAACCATGATCATGATGCTCTTGAAAGTGTTGGCCTGGTCCATACTTAATAAAATTGAATGCTTCCCAATACTTCAAATCCATAATATTATAATCTCGTCTATAGTCTTCAACTGCTTCAAACTGAGCATCATAGATATCTTGCCACAAAGCTTGCAACTTTAAAGAGTCTTCGCTCTTGTCTTGCTCTATGTCTGTTTTCTTAAACTTAAAATCAGCACAGTCTCTATACTCTGGAATTAGTTGCTTGTATCCAACATATGCTGGCATCCAATGAAATCTTTTTCCTTCTGGCGACAATGCTCCGTAATCAGCAACTGACCCCAAAGTAGACTCAAGTCTATTTATTACATCAAATTCTGGCTTAATAACATTTCTATAACAAGATATTCCATTGCCAAGATTGATTTTTTCTGTCCATGTCTCCATTATTTTCCCCTTTTTATGTTTGATATCATTATAGCACTTTTTCTATTTTTAGATTATCTAAAAATCTTTCTGTATTAAATCTCCAGTTATCTTTTCCGAAAGAAGTGCATATCTTTATACAAAGATCTTCATAATCTTTTTTATCAAGCTTGTCTTTCAATTCTAAGAGCGCATTTGTTACATCAATATAGTTTTGTCTTACAAAAGATGGGTCGCCTGCTTGATTTCTTTGTAAAGTCTTTGTGTTTACTTTTCCTGTTGGTTCATATAACGAAACAGTAAGATACCTAGATGCAAAACCAGCATCCTGGTACATATCATATCCCTGAACTGCCTCTACTACATTATTATAAAATAATATTGATCGTACAGGATCTTCTCCGTCTCTGGAAATGGTTAGCATGTAATGAGTTACAATTTTATTTTTGCAACCTTCTAAATATTTATCAACCATTTCTTTATGGCTAGGCCTTAGCTCGCTACTCATTACTTATACTCTCTTCTTGACCAGACTTTATTCTTGTATACCCCGCCATCTGGCTGACGATAAAACTTCATATTGTCCATCATGTTATTGTACATTTCTTGTTGACCTAAAAACTCTACCTCATGTACCCAGTCTTCTCTTTTAAATGGAAGAATTTGAATATATGGTGTACCAGCTGGAATTGTTCCTTCCCAATCTTTTGCTATAAAAAATGGGAATGTACCTAACAAGTGAACCTTGTCTGAATCAACAACTCCAGTTGTATTTAAAAACGGCAAGTCAAAACGATTCATCGGTGTCATAAACAATGCACTATATCCTTCTGGAAGCTGTAGACCCCATTCTGAATACCATGCAAAATGATCTTTATAAAATCCTTCTGGATGAACAAACTGTGGCATTGCAAGTCTTCTTGTACAAAAATCTTTATGTTTTGGATCTGCAACTTTAACATCTATTGATCCATAGTCTGTTTTAAAGAATGTAATATCGCAAGGTGTCTTTAATACATATCCAGTAGAAAATGCATCCATGATTGCTGGGCAAGCCTTCCAAGTTGGAATTTTTCCATAATCATCAGTCGTTCCTTCTTTTGGAAAAGGACAAACCTCTTTTGGTGCTTTTTGATATTCTCCGTTTGGCATCTTAGCAAATCTATCAGCATCTTTATACCAGTCTGGGATGACTGACTGTGTTGCAGAAGGTATATGCTTGCTAAATTTATTTAACCACGGCCTATAAGATTTAAATTTTGCAACATTTTTATTTGATGACATCACTTGTGCCCAAGTTCATTAATATCGGTCATTACAACGACGCAATATTTTGTTCCTGATTCCATTGGTAGTGATGCATGCTCATAAATATAATTTGATGGGCAAAGAAGAATATCTCCCACTCTTGGTGTATGAACATACCCATCAAGTCTTGGGAACTTTATTTCTCCACCCTTGTAGTCATCATTTATATATACCACAGCAGAAACAGTGCAATTGTAAGCTGGGCCATGGTCTGCGTGTATATTAAAGTGCTTTCCTTCACCTTCATATTTTACAAAGTTAAATGCCTCATAGTAGACAACATGTATACCCCAATATTTTGCATAATCATCTATACAATATTTTAATTTTTGATATATTTCTTCATGAAGATCTAAAAGCTCTGCGTTTTCTTCATTACGTGGTCCCAAGTTTTCTTGCTTATACTTAAAATCTACACAGTCTCTTGCTCTTTTAATTGGTTGTGGGGAATTAGTAACTGTTGCCTCTGACCACTTATACTTTTTATTGCCCTGAAGGTTAGACTCTAATGTATTAATATATCTATTTGCATCATCTAAAGAAAAAGTATTTCTATAAACATTTAATCCTAATGCTAAATTCTCAGCTACAATGCCATTATCTAAATGTCTTGCTTCCACTCTGTTAGAAAGTGTTTCTGATCTATCTTTTGTGAACCATGGATTCTGGTTTTCATCTTGCTCGTACATTTACTAACCCCCTATTTCTTTTAATTATAGCATATATAAAAAAAATAGCCTAGAGAATATTTTTTCAAATAAACCCTAGGCTATTTCTATATCTTAGACTATGAAGCCTCCACCTGGTGATCCAAACGCTGGGAAGAACGGAGGCGTTGGAGTAAAGCTTGGGAAGAACGGTGGAACTGGAGCAAAGCTTGGGAAGAATGGGAAGAACGGGAAGAAAGGTGGGAAGAACGGGAAGAACGGTGGGAAGAACGGGAAGAACGGTGGGAAGAATGGGAAGAACGGGAAGAAAGGTGGGAAGAACGGGAAGAACGGTGGGAAGAATGGGAAGAATGGCGGGAAGAATGGGAAAAATGGAGGGAAGAACGGAAAGAACGGAAAGAATGGTGGGAAGAATGGACCAAAGGTAGAAGGTACTCCATTACTTGCAGCAGATGCAAGAGAAGTTCCATTTGCATTTGTTGCTGTAACTGTGTAAGTGTATGTTCCTGCAGCAACTTCTGTGAATGCAATTGGAGATGAAGATCCAGTAGCAGTACGCCCTGAAGATGATGTTGCTGTAAAAGTAGTTATAGGTGAGTTACCTGTTTGGTTAGCAGTAAATGCAACGCTAACTGCTCCAGATGTTCCACCAGATGCTGTGCCAATTGTTGGAGCTTGTGGAACTGACTGTGGTACGCTTGCTGGAGATGTTGCTGCAGATGCACCTGAAGTTCCTGCTGCATTTGTTGCGGTAACTGTAAAAGTATATGTTGAGCTAGAAGCTGTATTAAGTCCAGTTACTGTGATTGGTGAAGATGATCCACTTGCTGTAAATCCTCCAGTATTTGATGTAACTGTATAAGATGTAATTGGAAGCTTTCCGTCAAATGCTGGTGCGGTAAATGCTACTGTTACTGAGCCATTGTTGTATGCACGACCTGATCCGTTTACTGTTGCTGCACCGATTGTTGGTGGAAGTGGAGCTGACTTGCTTTGTGATTCTACGACACCTGGCTTTTTAGGACTCATAGCAGTAATTGTACCATAAGATTATACAGTTTTTCATATTTTACCTAACAGATATATACATAGACTTTACGATCATTGAAGCGTCGTTATCAGTCAATATCTGTGGTGCTGCACCATAGCTTTTCATTATATCACTTTCTATGAAAAATGTGTGCTCTAGGGACATATCATATGAAAACTGGTATTTTAGGTTTCCAGCAAAGGTCGTTGGACCAAGATCAGATTCTGGTATATAGGTTCTAAACCAAACCTCTGTATTATTGGTAAATGTGGTCAAAATAATATCATAACGAACAGTTATAATGGATCCAACATTTAATGCTTTAAGGTTTATTTTTTGGGATTCTGGATTATATAAAGAAACGTTATTTTCGGGCAAGTACTTTTCATTGTTTTTACCCTTGCAGTCAAAATAAAACCTAACCCACCCATCATTTCCTTTGGTAGCACCTAAATTAATATCTTTTTGATCCTTATTGGTATACATGGCCCAACCAGCTCTTTGACCTGATGGAGATAAACTACTTTCTCCTGGCTTTCCGTCTCTACCGTCTTTTCCAGGCTTTCCAGCATCTCCTTGTGGTCCCTGCTTACCTTGTGGTCCAGTGTCTCCTCTATCACCCTTTGGGCCTTGTTCTCCTTGTGGTCCAGGAACAGCTATGAAGGAAACTGATTGTTCAAGCTGATAAGCATTGTTTACGTTGTCAGAATATTTTTTAGACTTACCTGGAAAATCCATGCTTTTTGCCATGGTATATCCTTATTTCTTTACCTTAAAAACCTTTTTTCCAATTTTAATAACTGGTGGAAGGTTTACTTGAGATACCTCAACTTTAACGACAGGCATTATAAACCTCCAGGAGTTATGTCACCTAGAACACAAATTGTTCCAAGTACTGGAGTCCA